ACAGGTTGGTGCAGCAACAGGATCTGACATTCAAGGAAATTTAGGAACTAATAATGCTAGAGATGCGGCACTGGGCCAAGCAGGAAACTTCGGGGCGCTATTAGGATTATAAAAATAGAATATGATTGATATAGACATCTTAGAAAATAAACCAGAAGTTATAATTAATGGCCAGACTATTATGGACATAACTGCTAGATCTATAGACCCCGACGTTGTTCCTGGTTTTTCCAAATTTATTTTTACCAACGAAGAGATGGTAATGAGACCAGACCTTGCTGCACATATGCTTTGTGGAAGTCATAATAGAATGGGAACTTTATTAAAACTAAACTCAATAGGAAATCCATTCTCTTTAAATTCTAATGAATTCTTATTTGTTCCAGATACTGAGACCATTAATAAATTAGGTAGAAGACCTCAGGCAGAAGAACCTCAAGACATTAGAAAATCTTTCAGAAAACAATTACAAGATAGAATATCTAAAGTATCTGAAACAAGAAAAGAATATCTAAATGCAGTTAATATAAGTGAGGCTGCAACCCAATTTCCTCTTCCTCCTAATGTTACCCAAGACGGAGCTGAGCAATTCAGAGTTGAAGATGGTAAATTGATATTTGGATCCGATATAGGTGTATGTAGAACCAGAATTCAACAGAATAAATCACTAGCAACAATTAAATCAAGATTTGCTCAGAGACAAATTTTTGAATCATGATAGACAGCAAAAAAACAATTCTTCAGCTAGATAAAGAGACAATAGTTCTTGACGAGCTTTCTATTATAGATGAGATTAATCATAAGGATAAGCAGAAGGTAGAAAGAGTAGGAAGTAAAACCGAAACCGAAACAGGATTTGGAATTCCTATGATTATGATCAATAATTATCTTGTTAGGGATCTTAGTTTTTTTAGACTGGATTTAACAGACAAAATCCCCCAATTAATATTCAGATTTACGCCTCAGGATGAATCATTCTTATATACTTCGTATCCAAAAGATGGGGATTTAGTTTCTTTGTATATTAGATCTACTTCAGAACTTTACAAGCCTATTAGAATTGATTTATTAGTCACGGAGGTTTTAAGTCAATTCACAATGCTTGAAGAAAAACACATGGGTGAAGAGAATAGAGCTAATGGAAAAAATGCTTCCTTTACTATTAAATCCCAGATGAGAATACCTGGAATATTTCAGCACGTATCAAAATCTTTCAAGGATAAGACAGCATTTGAAGTATTAAGACAGATTGCAAAGGACCTAGGTCTAGGGTTTGCTTCAAACGAAAAAAACACAGACGACAAGATGAATTGGCTTTGTCCTTCTAAAACACTTTATAAATTTATAAATGATGTCTGTGAATCATCATGGAAAGGTGAAGAAGATTTTTTTGATTGGTGGATTGATCAGTACTATGTTTTAAATTTCGTTAATTTAAAAAAACAATTACTTGAAAAAAGCAAGGATGATACGAGAGTCCTGCAGGCAATAGGAACAGAGAACGATCTATCAAGTGGTTTAGATGGAAATGTTAAACCTGCTGAAGTAAAACTTCCCCTATTTTTCACCAACGATTTTTTTTATAAAAAATACCCATTTTTCATAAATGCATATTCTGTTAAAAATTCATCAGGATTTATAGCAAATAATTTTGGATATTCTAGAGATCTTCAATTTTACGATACTAAATTAGTTAGTGATAAACCCCTTAATAAATTTGTAAAGTATAAGGTTGAATATGTGACTCAGAAAAACCTAGATTATAGTAGCATATTATTTAAGGGCAGGGTAAACGAAGACGTTTACAAAAAAGAGACTAAAAAAACATGGGTTGGAACACAATATGGTGAAAATCAGCATAAAAATCTTCAACAAGCATTAATTCAGAACAAATTAAATAAGTATGAAAACTTTAAGGTTTATCTCGAAGCTCAGATGCATTCTTTTGTTCCCTGGGTCTATAGGGGTCAAACAGTTCCTACAAGAATAGTTCATGCAGGGTCAACCCAAGCTAGAGTAAATTCACAGGAGAGTAGTAAACAACCTCCTATAGATAGCGAACAGCACGAGATAGGCAAAAAAGTAGACAATAAGTTTTTAAGCGGAGTTTATATGATCATGGGATCCTATGTTGAGTATATAGATGGTAAAATCAAGCAATCATTCCTGCTTGGAAAAAGAGAATGGTTAATTAATGATGGTAGAGGATCGGATCCTGAACCAGCAGTAACTAAATAAGAGATGGCAAATTTTTTAAACGAGCTTAAAGACAATTTTAGCAGTATAACTGATCCAAATCAGATATTGAATAAAGGTGTGGATAAGCAAAGAACCGCTTTTTTAAAAGGATTAAAATCTACTTCATCGGGGCAAAAAGAAGACCCAACTTACACCGGTTTTAGAATTATGTTTGATTTTGGATATGGCGGTCTAGTTGATCCTTCAACGTTTCTTCCTATCAGCCCTTTACTTTCAAAAGGAAAATTCAATGACGGGAAAACTATGAAGAATGACGGTGCTACAGATTTCTTTCACCTTTCCAGACAAAAAATGAATATAGGAGAATATCCTAACTACACAGAAGCAATGCATTATATGACTGCTGAAGGATTTCTAAGGGAAAGAAGAAGCGCCAGTGAAAATGGAGAAAACGGGGGAAGTGTAGATAATACAGGAAAGATAATAACTGGAGGGGATTTCGATAGATTTCAATCTGGTATTTCTCATAGAGCTGCTGCACTATCATCTTTTAGAAATTTACTTTCTAGTATAAATGAAAAAAGCCCATGGTTTATTCAATCTATTGCAGGTTTAGATAAAGTTCTTGGGGTAGATCAGCAGAGACAAATTGAGGGAGCAAAAGGTAGAGAACAAAGATCCGGTGTTTTGACTTTTGAGTGTATTGATTCAATAGATCTTAGAATTAATGCAATGGCTGAGTTATACAGAAAAGCAACATATGATTATCAATATCATAGGCAGCTTATTCCTGATAACCTTCGCAAGTTTAGAATGTATATAATTGTTACAGAGATAAGACAGATTGACCTCCAAAAGAATCTAGCTGATGTTCTAAACCCTTTTAATTTTCCGGGAGTTAGAAATGCAGTTGATTCTATTAGAGACATTGCACAATCTGCCGGTATATTAAAAACAACTTCTCCGGAATCAACAAACGCTAAAACAGATCTTGAATCCTTTGTAAAATCATTTGAAAGAATGGAGCCTTACATTTTGATTTATCAATTAGATTTATGTGAGTTCAATTTTGATCAATCATATCCCTTTACAACACTAAACAATTCAGTTGGCCCAGGGGCAGCAGCTGTTAAAAATACCTTTAAGGTACACGTTGGAGCAGCAAAAGAATATAAGCTTCAATATAATATTCTTTCGGATCTTATAAAAAATGAATCTACATTTTCACCTATATTGATTCAGGATAGTTGGAATTTAGTAGGATCTCATATGTTACAATCGGGAGGAGGAATTAACAATAACTTAAATGTATTCAAAAAGCTAGCAAGCAATTTTATTACAAACTCTGTTGCTTCCGTTGTCCAACAACAGGTATCACCGATAGTTACTAAACAGTTACTAGGAAATGCCTATGGGTTTAGATTAAGCGATGCTGTTAGATCCTTAAATTCTGTTCAGGATCTTGTTAGTGGTATTAAAGAAATGAAAGATCCACTTGGAGATTATAGGCCTCAATCAAGAGGACTAGGAGGTCCTAATGAAAGACAATATCCAACAGTAAAGGACGATGTTTACCCAAATAATAATCCTAATAATTCTATAGGATCTGCACAAGGAAATGTTTTTCCGAAGCCGGTATCACCCGGAATTTCAGGATCAACAGCCTCTGATGATGTTTATTTAAATAGTCCTGGAAAAGATCTTGGATTACCTTCTAGGGTTTATCCAAATGTAAAAGATGATGAATACAGACATGTTGGAGGGGATACTGATAATAACGATCTTGGTGTTCCTGATAGGATATACCCTACCATAAAAGAAGATGTCTATTCTAAAACACCAGGCGAAGATTTAGGATTACCTAAAAGAATCTATAATACGACTAAAGATGATCTATATTCTCAGTCACCAGGAAATGATCTTGGTGTTCCTGATAGAAAATACACATCCATTAAAGATGATGTATATCCAAATAACGACATCAAATATACATCTATAGAAGAAAAAGTTTACGCGCCAGATCAAAAAATAGCTGAAGATCTAAAGGATGATGTTTATCCAAATACCGGAATAGAATATGGTGCTATTAAAGAAACGGTATATTCTATTGGTCAAACAAATCCAGAAAATCTTTCCAATCAAGACATCTATAAAGAAAGCCCAGGGAAAGACCTTGGATTACCAAAAAGATCATATCCTGCTATTAAAGATAATGCCTATAAAAAGAGATCTTAAAAACAAGGATAGATAAGAGAAAATCCTGTTTGTATGTCTTTACAAAATAATTTACAAGAATCTAATATAGAAAGGGCTCAGCACTTTCTGGGTGTTGTTGTGGATAACAAAGATCCAGAATTCAGAGCAAGATGTAAGGTTAGGGTTTTTGGTATTTTTGACGATGTTAAGGACGAGGATTTACCCTGGGCTTTTCAAAGATTTGATATTTCGTTTGGTGACGGAGGAGGATCGGGAAGAGTTAGTATACCAAAGCTTGGTTGTATAGTCCATGTTCAATTCAATAACGGAAATTATTATTCACCCGAATACAAAGCAGTACAGGAACTTTCTAAAGATTTAATAACAGAAATAAGCGCATCCTATGAAGGTGCGCATTCTTTAATATACGACGGAATAGAAAAACTAAAAATCTATTACACTGTTGCGAAAGGATTGGTTATAGATTTAAAAGAATCAACAGTTGTCATATCCAATGACAATTCTATAACAATAACACACGCAGGACAAACATCAACCCTTGAATTTAGAGGAGGAAAAATAACTGAATTTGCTAATTCTGAAATTGAAAGTACTGCTACAACTAGAATTAAACAAAGTAGCAACGAAGTATGGGTAGATGGAAAAACAACGAAACTAGGACATGCTCCGGTATACTCTGCAATTCTTGCAGAACCCCTGTGGATGTTTTTAAAACAACTTGCAGCTGCAGTAGATGCTAAACTACCATCAACCCCAGGTACAATGACAAGTCTAGCTGAAAGCTATGAACAACTTTCAACTTCTGATGTGGTTAAAGTAACAAAGTCTAATTAAGATAAATGGATTTTAATTTTAATAAACTTCAAGATATAAGTGATAGAATCTCCAGCGGGGAGCTTAAACCTGAGGATGTTCTGAGTGAATTTGGTGGATTTACCGATGACCTTCCTAGTGATGAGGAAATAATTAGCAATGCCGAGGAGCTTGAAAAATCAATAGATCCTGTTCCTATGATATTAACAGACGACGAGATTAATGATCTTATCTGTGCATATGAAGGAGAGGAGCTTGCTAATAGAATTTTTTGGGAGATATTAAGAAAGCAAAACTATTTAGACAGAATAACAGAAAGACCTGATTTTTTAAGAAATAGATATTTTGATAAATTCATGGATGATAACGATTTATCTGATAGACTATTAAGTGCTAAAGAAATGGTATCTGACAGTTTAGATCTTGATTTACTTGGAATAAAATTTACAGGATCTAATAAAAAAATTAGGAAATTTAAAATAGGTCCGTTTGGATTTGAAATACATGTTATAACACACAAGGGAGTTCCCCTGTTTTTTCACGTTGCTCCAAAAAAAATGTCTATTCAATTTATAAGGGATCAGCTAAAAAAGAAAGGTAAAAAAGGAAAAGCAAAGAAATGCTCGGATGATATTTATAACAAATATGGATCTGGCGCAGGGCCAGCAACTTCTAACAATGGAGACTTTGGTGCAGGAACAGGATCGGAAGCTGGTTCAGATTCAGGATTTGGGGCTAATAATATAGATCCCGAAAATCTTGTATCTCTTCTAGATAATATTTTAGAGAGGGAATCTTCGGAAAGAAATTCAAATAATGCTTTTGATGTATCTGATATAGTAGATCAGGTTTTTTGTGAGCCCGATTTTCCTATTAATCCTGAAACAGGGGAACCCTTATTTACAAAGGATGATTTAAAATCTTTCATAGAAGAAATTTGTCTTCCAGAGAACGAATCTGCAATACCGGAGGTCTTACCAGAAGGCGGAATTGAGGACGTCGGCGAAAAAATAAACAAATGTCTTAGCCAAGCTAAAGATATTTTTAAAGATATAAGAGAAAATAACGAGCTTAGATCTAGATACGAAAAGGCAGAAAAAGATCTGGAAGAAATTCTTTATCACTATAAAATAATTAAAAATTATTATAACGGTCTTTCTAAAGCATTTGAGGCAAAAGCAAAATCTGGGAAGAAAGGAAATCCATTAAAGCTAATTCTTGGTTTAGTTCTAGCAACGTCGGATGCTAATAAATTCCTAGACGAGGTTAAGAATTTTTCTGGTAGATTTAAAGATACTAAAAAACAATCAACACCTGGTAAAAAAGGATATGTTGGTATTAAATTTAATCTGTCTTTTCCCCACGGACTTAAAAAAGAAATACCCTACGAAACAGTTAAACCTGAAGCTACTTCAGATCTTTTATCAACTAATTATGAAAGGGTAGATATCACACAATTACAGTTAGGGATGGAATTTTCAAGTAAAGGTATCTTAGGATCAGGTAATTCGTCCTTTCTTAAATCATACGAGGACTTTATTATTTTTAAAGACGATAATCCTAAACTTGACGTTCCTTTTTATAACTTTATTCAGGATATAGAAGGATCTAATAAATCTAAAGATGCTATTATAAAAGATATAGAAAAAAATCATGGATTTCTTTATTCTACTCTTTTAGAGATATCTGCTAGTCCTTGGTTATTTTTTACCGAAGAAGAAAGAGGTGATAATAATGCAAGAAAATCTTCTGATATTAAACCTAAAAGTACAAACAGCGAGGGAGAGCCTAATCAATCTTTTTATGATTTTTGGGGAAATTTTAAAAAATCTTTTGATGTTAAGTATACTGCTAGAAAGAAAATAGTTGAAGATAAAATAAAATCAATAAAAGTTTTATCCGACAAATTTGTTGATTCACTTGCTGATTATTATTTCACGGTAAACATGAGTTCAGCTTCGGATAACAGTAAGTTATTAAAAGATGTATCAGATAAAGCAGATAAAAATGTTGGGTATATTGAGGATCTTTTATTGATGATAGCTCAAAAAATTCAAGAATTGGACCAACAAAATTCTCCCGAAGTTTTACAAGCAAGAGCTGAATCAATAGATTGTTTTGGATCAGCGGACAATGGAAATGGAACAGGTGGATCAACATCCAGTGGTATTTCAGTAAATCTAGATGCAAACGGTGGTATAAAAAATTCTGGCGGAGATACAATAAAGGCAGCATGTCCTCCAGATTGCTGTGGATCACCGGGTCAAGCATTCTCTGGAGGAAATATACTAGATGGATTAAACTCTCCAGATTGCCCTAATCTTTTTACTACATGCTATTGGAAAGAATTTGCAAAAAAAGCTACCACTGTTGGAATTCTTCCTTTACCGAATGGATTACCCCCAATAGAAAATCCCGCAGGATTTCTACCTAATATTGGATTAAAGTATTGGCCGGTGGGGTATCTTCCTCCATCTTTTATTCCATTGCCTCCTCCTTTAGTTAATCCTTTAGATGGAATGCCTTTTATAAGAATCCCAATGCCAATGATATGGACAGTGATTCCTCCTATAGTTATACCTTTACCGATAGGGGTTATTGTAATATTCATTCCTTTCATTGGAGGATTTATGCCTAGCCCTTTAGTTTTCTTTCATGATTTTTTAACAGGAAATTCTATATTCCTTTTAGGAATTAGAGGGTTTAGATTTATTCCAAGAAAATCAGATCCCGTTATACCGGATCCTTTAGTTAGATTAAAACAATTTTTATCCCTAGGAGTTCCTAATTATCTTTTTCCTTTTCCAAATTTAGGAAAAGATAATGTAGATGATCCTAAAAGAATAAAGAAAGATATACTAGCAAATCTTAAAAAAAGATTAGCAAATGCTAAGGTTAATATAGATTTTTCTAAAATACAAAAAGTACAAGACGATCTAGCAAAAAAGAAAAAAGATCTAGAAGATCAAATCTTAGATCTGAAAAGAAAATCTCCTTTGGACGGATCTGATCCAAAGCAAAAGATAAAAGAACTTTCAGAGTTGGCTGCTTCTTTTGATTCGCAAAAGATAGAAGCAATTAAATCAGTAATGAAGGATTATTTAAAAACAGCAATTGTTGTTCCTGATATACAATTCCCTAAGCAATCAAAAAACCTAATTGCTGACATACCTTCTCCTATAAAAATTATAAGAGATATTAACGCTAAAATAAAAATAGGAGCAATACCACAAGTACCTTCTACTGGGAGAAAAGTTAATTTAAAATCTAGAATTTTAGATTCTGTTAAGAATATAGAATTCAAAACATCATCAAAATACGCAGATCTAAATAAAGATTTACCCAAGGGATCAAGAATAGTTGCTGTTTTAAATTCTCCAATAGGAGAGATAGGAAAAAATCCGGAAGATCTAGAATCTTTAAAGGGATTAATCTCTGATGGTATAGGCCAGATCTTTAGTGGAGATAAGTCTCCTTTAAGCAATAAATCGCTCTTAACATTTAAACCTAAGTTAAAAAAAATTCCAAGGATTCCTGGAGCCAATTTACCAGCACCCGGATCTATAATAGCTACACCAAATCCGATTGTTAATTCAGTTAAAGGGTTTATTACAAAAAATCTAAACGTAAACGTTCAGGATCTTACCAAGCTTGCTGAAAGAACATCAATAGGGGGTAACAAAGTATTAAGAGAAAAAGACATTCAATTGATGATTAAAAATTCTTTGGATAAAACATTGAGTAAATTTCCAATCGATCTAAAGAATGTTAATTTTCCTAATATTGCTAGTGCTGGTGATGTTGCCCAGGAGTATTCTAAATTCTCTTCGTCATTAGAACTACCAGCATTCCCTCCAAAGAAAAGTGGAAACCCTGCAGTTCCTATAGGGATCGGGGGTATTCCTCCTATAATAATTCCTGGTTCTGTTATTGCAAGCTTTATAGTAGACGGAGCTTCATCATCAATAGATTCAGTGGATGTTTCTAAAATTATGCCTGGGGGATTAGCTTCGTTTGATAATCTTTCTGCAGACGATATTAAAGTAATGGGAAATAATATAGCAGTTTCTTTTTTAAATAAGATTAGTATACCTGCATTAGATAATTTACCTCCTATACCATTAGAAGCAAGACCTCAAGATTATGTTGAACTTGTTATGAGTTTTCTTCCTGTTCACCCCTTTGCTGATATTGCGTTCACCTTACTGTGGACTAAATATAAAAGTCCACCCAGAATTCCAATACCTTCAGATATAATAGAACAGCTTCTAAATCTACAAAAAGCGATAGTTTACAAACTTCCTTGGCCGATAGTTGTTTTACTCGGGAGAAATGTTATTAACATTCTAAATCCTCTCTATACTAGGGAAGATATTCCAAGATGGGATAGGATGTCTTTAAAAAATCCATTTTTTGTTGTTTTTCTTGATGAATTCATAAGATCTGCAGCAGATATTTCCGGAGGATTTAAATTCTTTATAGGAGCGGGAAAATTATTTTATCCTCTCCCAACTCTCGAAATTAATTTGGGGTTTGGTACTAAAATTAACATAAACTAAAAATCATTTAAAAACAAAAAAAATGGCTAACAAAAGACAATACACAAGGGACGAGTATTCTCCGGAAGAAAGGGCTGTTATGGACGAACTTTACGAAGGTCACTTTAGAGTAACTTTTGCAGACAACCCATCTCAATCATATTCTAAAGAGCTGGAAGAAAACCAAGTTCTAAGTGTAAGAATTACACAAATCAGAGGAACAAATGCAATAGGGGAAACCTCAGTGGGTCAATCCGTTGCAATAGATTTAATGAAGGAAGAAAAAGCAATCAAAAGATTGGGATTCCCTGCACTTGATGTACAGGAAGGATCACAATTGGATGTTGTTATATTCAAAGATAAATCTGGAATGTACAACGGATCTCTAGCAGCGGGATACGAAAATTCATTAAAGACTGATCTATTGAATTCCATTAAAGATGAGAAATCAGCATACACAGTAAGAATTGATTCAACATGCCCAGGTGGATTTATGGTGAACCTTTCTGGTATCAAGTGTTTCTTGCCTGGATCTTTAGCAGCTGCTAATAGAATCATAGACTTCCAATCATTTGTTGGAAAAACAATCAATATTATGATTGAGACCTATGACGAAAGAAGAGACATCTTCGTTGTTTCCTTTAAGAAATATCTTAAACACGTTATTAATGCTAAGGTTGAAGAACTTTCTCTCACCCAAAAATATACGGGAACGGTTACAGGAGCATCAAATGCTGGTGTATTTGTAGAGTGGGATCAGTATTACACTGGCTTAATCCCTGCTGAAGAATTTGATAATGCAGGTATTAAAATGGATTTAAGTTCAGGAGGAAGCGTATCATTCTATGTTTCTGATTTTAGAAATCCGAACAGAATTGTACTAAGATTAAATCCACCGGAAGGGAAAGATAAGGATTTACAAGAGCTTAGAGACATTTCTTTATCAGAAGATAAAGAAAATAAAATATATAGAGGGACAGTGACAAAGGTGAAGAATTTCGGTGTTTTTGTAAAACTTGAAAATAACATCGTTGGCCTTGTTGAAAAGGACTATTTGGCTGGAAATCCAAAAGATTATGAGGTAGGATCTGAAATATCTTGCACCATTATGGACGTAGAGCTACAGAGTTCAAAACTCTATCTAAAGCAAAAAATTGAAAATACTTGATCAAAATTTTTATTACGCAGCTAAAATTGGATTCGAATTTGAATTCATGTCTTCTTTTTCAAGAAAAGAAATAGCTGAAAAAATTGGGGAAGATTTAGGGAAACAGGTAAAGGTCTTTAGAAAATACCACTCTAAATTTTCCCCAACTCGTGATATTTTTAAACTAGAGCCTGATTTTTCTGGTGGTCTTAAAATGGTTGAATTAATAACTGGGCCGATGGATTACTTTGAGGCAATACCGGTTTTAATTAGAATCTTAAAATGGATAGACGAAAATGGGTATACCAGCGAAAGATGCGCATTACAATTCGGTCTAAGTTTTGATAGAGTAAAATACCCAACCCTTATAGATTTTACCCAATTAAACCCTTTGAAATTTGTTCTTGGGTTTGATGAAGAATTCATATGGAATAAATTTCCAGAAAGAAGAGGATCATTATATGCCAAATCTATTAAAAGAATATCCCCATCTAATAGATTTATAAGAGGACACAAGGATATTTTAGGAGACAGAAATTCTTACACTGTTTATACTGAAAAAAATATGGGTGTCAATCTAACTAAATTACAAGATGGTTACATGGAAGTTAGATACCTGGGAGGTACAGATTATCAAAAAAAGTATACAGACATTAAAGAAATTATGGATTATATAATAACCCATACATTTAATTGCCTTTTACACAATGATACTCTGACTCAAAAAGAGACTTCAACACTCAGTGAATTAATATCTAAGGTTTATAAAGAAACTGAAAGTTTTATAGATCCTGAGTCATTTATGAAGAACTATCCCAATCTTCATGTTACTGTTGACTTAAGAGAAGATTTACAAATAATTAAAACATATTTCAATGAAGTAAAAAACTTCCTTTATAGTTTAATTGTTGATAATGGGATTACAGAGGGATTTTTAAACTACGACACGCAAATTGCTAAGTATCAATTAAAAGACGGAAGGACAAAAAGAGCTAATTTATTAAAAGATTTAGATCTAATAGAATGCGATATTGAAGGAAACATAGCAGGGTGTAGAATATTTGGGTGTAAATTAAATAGCTGTCAAATAGAAGATTCACAATTTGTTATGAATAATGACATAAAAGATTCTAAAATTCTTGACTGCGATTTAAGCTTTAGCAATAATGTTATTAATTCTTATATAGATTCTAAAGAAAGAGAGATTAGCTGTGAGATTGAAGGTGGAGTTATTAGATCTGGTTATATAACAAAATTGGCAGTTATCTCAGATTCGACTGAGATTATTAGTAATAGCGCAGATGCTAAAGGTAAGGACAAGGGTAAGGGTAAAGGGGGAAAAATGATAAAGTCTACCGTCTTCCCAGATAGAAACTACGAAGATATTACGAAACCGCAGCCATTTGAAGATCTGAATAAGAGAAGACCTGCTTTTTCAGTGAACAAACTATACAAAAATAACAACTAAGAATGACTACATCAGAAGAGGCATTAATACAGGAGGTAAAGGACGACATATCTCATTCTTGCGCATTACCATATGCATTAAACGACCAAGAGATAAAAAGAATTATTAAAAGGGCTAAGGCTTATTTTTATGATAATTATCAATATGCAGTAGAAGATAAAATATTAGTATTGCCATCCCAGGTATTTTCAAATGCTCAGTTTAAAGCGACAAGGCAAGTTCAATTGCCTGACTGCGTTATAAGTGTTTGGGATGTAAGAGAAGTGGGGGGTGCAGGAATGATAGGTACTCCTGATAGAGATTTTGGAGACTCCAAACTTTTAGGATCTGAGCTTATGCTAAGCCCATTTATAGGGGACAATTTAGTCTATAGAACTGTATTATATTCATTCTTCGATCTTGCTAAAGCTTTTCTTTTAGAGACTTTTGCATTCGGATACAATAAAAATACTAAAAGGCTAACTATAAATGGACGTGATCCTAGTAGAACAACATCATCGGGTCTTACTATTGGGGGTAAAGATGTGGGGGTAAGAGCATTTATAGCCATCCCTGATGAAAACCTTTATTCTGATGAGCTTTTTGTTAGATATGTTCTAGCAGAAGCAAAAATTAACATAGGCAGGCTTTTAGGCACTTTTGGCTATCAATTGCCGGGCGGAGTGACCATAAATGCAGCTGCTATTCAAGGAATTGGACAGGCAGAAAAAACTGAAGTTATGGAAATGATTAAATCAGAAAATACCCCAAGTTACTTCCTACAGTGGAATTAATATCCATAATTATCTTCTATCTATATTTTCTAAATATATAAGGGAGATATGATCAAAATCTCGGACATATACCCAAGAAATCCTGACGACCCTCATTATGAGGCAGACAAGCTGGAAACGGATGATGTTGTTGAATCAACCATAGGTATGATAAAACAAATCATGCTTACCAAGCCTGGGACTGTTTTGGGTGATCCTTATTTTGGCATCGATCTAGAATCAATGATATTTGATTTTGAGGTTTCTCAAAGTGAATTGGAGGAGGCTATTTCTTTACAGCTTTACACCTATTGTACTTTTGCTAGAGGAATCTTAAATATCGATTTTCAGTTAGGGTTTTTTGAAGGCGAAACAAGAGATACGTGTGTAATAGAGTTTGCAATCAAGGGTAACCCAGTTCTAGGAATAAAGGTAATTTAAAAGATGGATTTATTTAAAAAAAATCGTGCCAAGATACAAGACCTATTACAGGATACTCTTGAGCTAATACAAAAAAGGTATAACCAAGCAAATCAGTTATTTACTGTTGCTTCTGCATGGGGACAAATTCTATTTGTTTTACAGAACCTGTCTCAGCTTATATTATTCTTTATAGAAGATTCTATAACTGAACTTGATATCAAAAAAGCAAGTAGAGAAAGCTCTGTGTATGGATTAGCAGCGTTAACTGGGCATAATGCTACAAGAAGTGGTTGTGCAAGAGGCCAAATAGATATTACATGGAATGGACAGGATTCTACCAGTGTTGGTGGTAGTGCTATTTTAATTCCAAAATATTCAACTATAAAATTCCAAAATGGTGGTGTTGGTTATCTTTTAAATCTTCCGCAGGATTATGCTAGATTAAATCTAACCCCTTCCAGTAAAATATCATGCGAGATAATGGAAGGAAGTATAAAGGCATCTACGTTTACTGGTAGCGGAACTGTATTACAAAGTTATAACGTATCCGACAGGGTAACTTCAACTGTTGATAATTTTGAGGTTAAAGTATTTGTTGATAGCGAAGAATGGAAAATTTATGAATCATTATATGATATACCTTTTAATTATAAAGGATGTTTAATTAAAACTGGAATTAATAACGGTATAGACGTTATCTTTGGTAATATTAATTTTGGAAAAATACCTCCTCTTGGATCAACTATTCAGGTTCAATATGTAGAAACCATAGGAATTGCGGGAAATATAAATTCTTTAGAACCTGGAAAAATTGTATTTGAATTTGATGATGATGGTACAGATGCATTTGGCAATCCTGTTTCATTGAAGGATTATTTAAAAATAAATTGTGTTACCGCTCCCCAACTTGGTACCGACAAAGAATCAATACAGCTTACTAGAATTTTAGCTCCTAAAACATCAAGATCTTTCGTATTAGCAAATGCTGAAACGTATATTACATATTTTGAAAAATTTGGTACCTTTTCTATAATTGAAGCATTTTCAACATTTGATGATCAATATTTAGACGATGATAACATTATTTATGTTTTATTAGTACCTGACATAACACAAAAGCTTAAAACAAATGAAACATATTTTGATATAAAAGAAACTGAATTTATATTAACAGATTATCAGAAGAAAAGATTATTAAAGGTAATAGATGATAGTGGACAAAAAATAGTAACCACTGAGGTTAAAATATTAGATCCTAAAATTTCAAGATATGTGATTAATGTTTTAATTAGCATTTTTGAGGGATATGATCCTGATACGGTTCGAGGTCAAATTGTTGATTCAATAAGTTCATATTTTATAGGAATAAGAAGAAGAGATAAAATTCCAAGATCTGATTTAATCGCTATATTAGAATCTATAGCAGGAGTTGATTCTGTTACCTTGTTTTTTGTTAGTGAGAAAAATGAAAAATATGCTATAAGTGTTGAAGGACTTCCTGATAATGATCCTAAGAAAAATATTGTTTTAGGATTAGATGAATTTGGCGATATAGTATTTGGTAAAGATGAGATAGCAATCATAACTGGTGGATGGGGTGATAGAGCAGGTCTTTATTATGATAAAGGTGCAGATTACAATAAAATATCTTCTATTAATATTGATATTAGAGCTACTGTTCCCGTAACATATAACACAGAGATCAATAATAAGAATAAGGCATTCTTAAAAAATAACAATCAATAATGTTTAACACAGAAAGAAAGAGCTATTACGAATATATTGAAACAACGGAAGACAGAAGAACAAATGTAGGTTTTGAGTACGAGGGAAGAATATTTGAAAAAACACTTTCTTCTATAACTCTTGGGGGAGACAATAACAGAAAAAGTATATTGAATTCTATCGAAAAAGTTGTTTTTAGATTAATTGAAACAACAAAGAATATTAGAAATTTTGTTAACTATAGAGTTCCTAAAAATAATAAGTATGTTCGATAATGAGTTATAAAAATCTTATAT